GGTAAAGAAGGTACAGCATCTATTTTAATAAATGAACATCAATATAAAGCAAATTTCCGAATCGACAAGGAAATAAATACAATGTCGTTAATTCAAAACTTAATAAATAATAAATAATTATGCAACAACAACAAGCCGGACCACCAATTGATTTAAAAAATACATCAGAAATTAAAAATTTTGATGGAGGAGTATTATTTAAACAAGGAGTAGTACTAAGAACTGTATCTAAATTTGTAATGGGTACAGAAGAAGATGCTTTACTCCCAATTCCTGTTTTTTATGATCCAGAAACTAAAAAAATTCTTAAAGCATCTGTACCAAAAGATCTTAGAGAAGAATTAAGCGAATATATAATGGATAACTAATTGAAAAATATCTTTGATTGGTTAAAAGCAATTAACATTACTAAACCCCCAGTTGAATCTTTTACAGATAAAGACTGGGAAGTTTGGAATAGTTATATGATACATAGATTTTTATCTATGAACCCAGATTACTTAGAAGTAGTAAACTATGTTCAAGATTTACCTCCACAGGAAAAAAGAATGATCTATAATGTATATAGAGAATTTATTCCTAAAAATAATAAATGGAATAAATATATTAAATCTAAAGTAAAACAACCTAATATTGATTTAATTAATCATATTAAAGATAATTTTCAGTGTTCAAGTAAAGAAGCAAAAGAATATATAACTTTGTTGGGTACCCAACAAATTAGTCGTATATTATCGAATAGAGGATTAGAAACTAAAGAAATAAAAAAAATATTAAAATGAGTAAATTAGTAGATATGTTAAGAACATCTGCACAGGCAGATAAAGCAAAAGCAATGTTATCACTTGAATTATTAGATAATAAAGCAGTTGGTATCGGAGATCATTCCACAGGAGACTTTTACAAAAACGCTGAAGAAGCACTTGTTATGTTAGTAGATGCTGACGATAGGCTAGAAGCATTAGAAAAGTATTTTGGTTCTAAAGGACAAATTAATGGGTAGTATAATAAGTAAATACGAAGACATGAGTGATAGAGAAATTATGAATGCTAAAGGAGGTTTAAAAGTTCCAAAAAAACTAAAAACTTCACCTCATTTAAATTCAACTCCAATAGAAATATTTGAGCATGAATACCCAGAATTATCAGATGAGTTTAAACAAATACAAAAGGAAATGTATGAAATGTTTGCTCGTAAACATATGGATTATGGTTTAAATAATATAGCTTTAGGTGGAGATATTATTAATAACCGTGATGATAAACAATTCTCACTAACTGGGTTGTGTATTAGATTAACTGATAAAATATCACGTTTAAAAAATCTATTAATAAATGGTAAATCATTTGTTGAAGGTGAAGGTATACAAGATACATTTATAGACATTGCCAATTATGGAATAATAGGTCTTTTAGTAGGTCGAAACAAATGGAAAAAATAGTTTGGCTAAAAAAATACCCAATATTATAAAAGAGATTAGAAATAATCCTCCACAATCTATAAATTTTGCATACCAAAAGAATATATCCTATTCTCAAATGTCAATATTTAGAAGTTGTGCCTATAGGTGGAAATTACAATATAAGGATAAAATTAAAAGATTTAATTCATCTATCCACACGGTATTCGGAACAGCCATACATGAAGCAATGCAACATTATTTGGATGTGTCTTATGATAAATCATTTGCTTTTGCCGATAGAGAAATAGATATGAAAGATTATTTCCAAGACAAATTCATATCAGAATATCAATCTCAATATAAATCAAATAAAAATGAACATTTTTCTTCAGCAGAAGAAATGAGGGAATTTTTTGAAGATGGAATAGCAATATTAGAGTGGTTTAAGAAAAAACGTAGTAGATATTTTAATAAAAAGGGTACATACTTAGTAGGTTGTGAAATACCTATTGTTATCCCACCAAATAAAATGTATAATAACGTGTTATATATGGGGTATCTAGATGTTGTCACATACCATGAAGAAACAGAGACATTTAAGATAATCGACATAAAAACAAGTACTAAGGGTTGGAATAGTTATGCTAAAAAAGATGAAAATAAACATTTTCAATTAATACTATATAAACAATATTTTTCTGAGCAGTATGGTATTCCTTTAGATAAAATTGAAATTGAATTTTTTATAGTAAAAAGAAAAGTATTGGATATAGATGATGATAATATTATGTCACCGTACCAAGCTCATAGAGTACAACAATTTACTCCACCAAGTGGTAAAATTAAATTAAATAGAGCTAAAAATGCAGTTAATGATTTTATAACAGAATGCTTTAGTCCCAGTGGAAAAATTAAAGAAATAGATTATTTAAAATCCCCTTCTAAATGGAATTGTACGTTTTGTCCTTATGGAGAAGATAAAGAATTATGTGGAGCAGGAGCGCATTTTGAATAATACTTATATATGTATAATAAACGTTTTAAAAAATAAAGATTATGACAAACAAAAAACCAATGACACTAACTAGTGTTAAAGTCAAAAGCGATTTATTCGAGAATTTTAAAATTGAATGTGTAAAGCGTAAATTTTCTTTCCAAAAACTTGCTGATCGTAGCTTGTTTTTGTATCTTACTGATGAAAATTTCCGTAAACAAATTACAAATCAAATTAATCTCGAAATAAAGGAAAATGAATAAAGACTTTAAATCTATCCCTAAGGATAAACGAAAAAAAATACTTTTAATATGTGATGATATTAGAGTACATTCAGGTGTAGCAACTATAGCTAAAGAAATAGTATGCCACACAGCTCACCATTTTAATTGGATCCAAATAGGTGGATCTATAAATCACCCTGAAAAAGGTAAACGATTAGATTTATCTCAAAGTACTAATGAGGTAATGGGAATAAAAGATTCTTCTGTTTTTGTATATCCTGTAGATAATTATGGTACTACTAGAGAAATAAGAGAGCTTATTAAAATAGAAAAACCAGATGCCCTGTTTTTAATTACAGATCCAAGATACTTTTTGCATATCTGGAATATGGAACAAGAAATTAGAAAATCAATTCCAATTACTTATTTGAATATTTGGGATGATTACCCTGCACCTATGTTTAATCAACCCTATTATGAAGCTTGTGATTTATTAATGGGTATTTCAAAACAAACCGTTAATATTAATAAATTAGTATTAAAAGGACGTGAGGGTAATAGAATTTTTAAATATATACCACATGGTAAAGATCCTAATATTTATTTTCCTATAGGGGATAATGATTTAGAGTTTATAAACTTTAAAAAATCTATATTTAAAGACAAAAAACCAAAATTTGTATTATACTTCAATTCAAGAAATATTAGAAGAAAACAAATTCCTGACGCTTTAATGGCATTTAGAGCATTCTTAGATAGCCTCCCAGAAGAAGAAGCTAAAGATTGTTATATGATTCTTAAAACAGAGAAAGTTACGAGTGCTGGAACTGATTTAGTTAAAGTTAAAGAATATCTCTTTGATGAAAATTATTCAAGTAATGTAATGTTTATAGACCAAAAATTATCAGAACAACAATTAAATTGGTTATATAATTTAGCAGATGTCCAGATTTTATTAACTTCAAATGAAGGATGGGGGTTAGCTAATACTGAAGCAATGTTAGCTGGAACACCTATTATCGCTAATGTAACAGGTGGGATGCAAGATCAAATGAGGTTTGTAGATGAAAATGGAGAATGGTTTACACCAAGTGCTGATATACCTTCTAACCATAGAGGAACATATAAAGAACATGGTGAATGGGCATTCCCAGTTTACCCAACTTCAAGATCGATTCAAGGATCACCACCAACACCTTATATTTACGATGATAGGTGTAAATGGGAAGATGCAACTGAAAGAATTCAAGAATGCTATAAACTAGGAAGAGAAAAATTAAAGCAAAGAGGATTAAAGGGAAGAGAATGGGCCTTATCTAATGAAGCTGGTTTTACCTCTAAACATCAAGCTCAAAGAGTAATGAGTGCTTTAAATGAATTATTTGATACTTGGGAACCAAGAGAAAAATATGAATTAATAAACACTAACGAATACAAAGGAAAATTTTTAAACCATAAAATAATATACTAATGAATAAACCACGTTTTGTAATCAGCTGTCCTTTTGACACATATAGTGGATATGGTGCTAGATCAAGAGATATAGTTAAAGCTATAATAGAATTAGATAAATATAAAGTTGAATTAGTACCACAAAGATGGGGGGAAACTTCTTGGAATTTTTGTAAAGATCATCCTGAATGGGAATTTTTATTAAACCATCAAGTAACACCAGAATGGCAAAAAACACAACCTGAATTATGGATGCAAATCACTATACCTAATGAATTTCAAGCAATAGGAAAACATAATATTGGATGTACTGCTGGTATTGAATCAACAGCTTGCAAACCAGAATGGATTGAGGGGTTAAATAGAATGGATACAAATTGGGTTTCATCAAAATTTGCTAAAACTACTTTTGAACAAATGGTATATGATAAAAAAGATCAACGAACAAACCAAATAGTATCTCAAGTAAAATTAGTAAAACCTATAGAAGTTATATTTGAAGGAGTCAATTTAAATGTATATAAACCACTTAAATTCTCCGAAATTAAAACAATTAATTTTGATAACATAAAGGAACAATTTTGTTATTTATTTGTAGGGCATTGGATGCAAGGTCAATTTGGACATGATAGAAAAAATGTTGGGGTATTAGTAAAATCTTTTTACGAAGCATTTAAAAATAAAAAACAAAAACCTGCTCTAATATTAAAATGTTCTATGGGTGTTTCTTCATATGTTAGTAGAGATGCTATTTTAGATAGAATTAAAGAAATTAGAAAAGAGTTAGGAGTAAATAATTTACCTAATATTTATTTACTTAATGGTGAATTTAATGATGATGAAATGAATGAATTATATAATCACCCTAAAGTTAAAGCAATGGTTAGTTATACTAAAGGAGAAGGATTTGGAAGACCTTTATTAGAATTTACAACTACAGGAAAACCAATTATAACTTCAGGATGGTCAGGACATATGGATTTTCTTCATCCTCAACATAATGTTTTATTGGGGGGTGTTTTAGAAGACGTACATGAATCCGCTGCTAATAATTGGTTAATTAAAGAATCTAAATGGTTCCAAGTTAATTACCAACAAGGAACAAGTGCTTTAAAACAAGTTTTTAAAAAATATAAACAATATTCTAAAAATTCCTTAAAACAAAAACAGCATACTAAAACTAATTTTAGTTGGGAAGCAATGAAGAGTTTAGTAGGAGAAACTTTAGATAAAAGTGTACCTGATTTTCCAACACAAATGGATTTACAATTACCTAAATTACAATTACCTAAATTAAATAAAGTATAATATGAATTTTGATGAATTAAAAACATGTACTAGGTGTGATTCTGATGCCTGTTATAAACAAGAAGTAAGTAAAGATATTAGTCTTGAACTATGTTATGGTTGTGGATTCCAGCACAATTCTATAATGGTTAAAGACTCAGATTTTTATAAAGAACAAATGGAAATTCTCCCTGAAATTTATAAAGTATTAATGGATGAAGACGAAGAAGAAAAAATATGGATGCCCACTTCTATTAATGTAAAGGATAAAGGTATGGTATTTGCCTCAGGACAAAATAGAGAAAGTTGGAATTGGGGGGCAGTAAAAGCCATTCTAATCCCAGAAGAGGATAGGGAAAAATATAAAGATGAAAAGTATAGAGCAGATATGTCTACTATAAAATACTTTAAAGAACGTGATTTTATGGATGCTCTTTCATATATTGGAATGTTACCAGAATAGAATAATATGAAAATACTAGTTACAGGAGGAGCAGGGTTTATAGGAACTAACCTTATTAAAAAATTAATATCTGAAGGACATAATGTATATTCATTAGACAATTATGAGACAGGTTTAAAATCTAATGAACAAATAGGATGTGATTATCATCTTAATGATATAACTGATATTCATTTAATGGATAAAGATTTTGATTTAGTTTACCATTTAGCAGGCTTATCAAGAATTCAACCTTCATTTAATAATCCTGAAGAAACCTTTAGAGTAAATACTATAGGTACTCAAAAAGTTTGTGAATTTGCTAGATTAACTGGAGCTAAAGTAGTATATGCTGGTTCTTCATCAAAATGGCATAATCCTTACCAATCCCCTTATTCTACTTATAAATACTTAGGAGAAGAAATTTGTAAAATGTATAAACTAACTTATGGGATAGACATTGAAATTGCTCGATTCTATAATGTTTATGGTCCACATGAAGTAATAGATGGTGATTGGGCTGCGGTAATAGGAATATGGAGAAGACAAGTTAGAGATGGTGAAAAAATTACTATAGTTGGGGATGGTGAACAAAGAAGAGATTTTACTCATGTAGACGATATATGTGATGCTTTGTGGAGAATAGGAATGAAAAACTTAAAACATGAAGATGCTTGGGAATTGGGGACAGGTATGAATTATTCTATTAATGATGTTTATTTAATGTTTAAAGAAAAATTTGGGGTTGATTCTATAAATATTCCTGATCAAAAGGGTAATTATAGAGAAACATTAAGAGAAAATGATGATAGTTTAGAAAGACTAAAATGGAAACCCACAGATAGATTAAGAGATTATATAATTAGTTTAA